CATAAAAAACTCTTACTAAGAAAGGCGCTACAAAACAGGCATAACAAAGACCCGCTATTTAATAGGGCTGCTAATAAGGTATGGATAGAAATTTATATTGAAGACCTGAGAAAGTTTAAAAATTAATATAGCGCTTAGTAGCGTCTTTAGACGCTACCTTGCCCTGTATTGACGCAGGAAACAAAACAAAGAAAGGCTAAAACAATGTCAGATTTAAATATTCAATTTCACAACGGCAAATGGTGGACTGTAGCCTGTCATTCTGAATATGACAGCCACACAAAAAGATTTAATTCTAAAAAGAAGGCTATCGAATACAGCGAGAAACTACAGAATGATGAAGTTTTGCAATCTGTTTCAATCTTTAAGAGAAATGGAGATTTTGAAACACAAAGTTCAGTAGTTATCATAAGACCATCAAACAAAGAAAGGCTAAACAAATGAGACTATACTGCAACCTTCAGGGTCAATGGTGCGGCACACAAGTTGAAGCTAAAAAGATTAATGCTCGGCTTGTGGAATTTCCGACAGATAAACCAAATTTAATAATTGCTTTAAACAAGCTAGGACAATCTTTTATTAATACCGCTATGTCAGAAATTGATAAAGCTAGAGAGATTGGAAAAGCTGAAGGTCACAAGCTTTCTAGAAGCGCCACAAGCGCAAGTGATTTAAATCAGCATGAAGTGCATGACGTAGTTTTAAATTGCGACAGGAAGCATTTAGGCGCTGCCCTAAGTGCTATAATTAATCGACTGCATGATGAAGTTGATGAAGCGCAATAACATTATCAGACTAGCCTTTAATTAGGCTAGTTCATAATATTATTGTAATATCAGATAATATTGATAAAGTGAAAATACGAATCAAAGAAAGGCTAAACAATGCAAACTATAACAACTAAATATTTAAGCCCTACAGATTATAAGGGATCAAGATTTAAAGCAACTCATACAGGCGGCGTTGAGAGTGTAACTATATCAACAAATTATGCTGTAGAGACTGAAGAAAACCACAGAGCCGCAGCGCACGCGCTAGCTAAAAAGTTAAACTGGCAAGGCTCATATATTGGCGGTCATACAAAAGACGGCATGATCTGGGTTAACTCAAAACCGTTATATAAATTTAATACAAAAGACGGCGTTGATAAAGTTTTGCAGAGGGTAAGCGAATAATGACTACATGGGAAATAATCTGGTTTAGTGTAACAAGATTTTTAGTGTTAACTGGTGTGTTTGCATCGCTGTTTATGGGCTATGCAATCACTGATTTAATAAACGAAATAATTTTAATGATGAAAGGCTAAGACAATGACAGACGAGCTATATTTAAGACGTCAATTTTCTAGATTAAAAAATACTGAGTACGGTTTTAGTATTAAGATTTTTGACGGTGAAGGTAACCATACAAACAATATGCAATTAGATTTAGACAGAGCAATTGAAATTGTAAAAATATTAAATGAAAGGCTAGAACAATGCAATTAACTTTAACTTATTTTGACTTAATGGAAGCAATACACGCACATTTAAAAAGCAAAAACATAGAATGGCGTCATGCTGAATATGACGACATTTATATTGAATTTAAAAAACCAGTTTATAGAGATAAAAAGCACAAAAACGGTAAGGTGGTTAAGTGCAAGCATGGTTATCCAGAAAGAGAGTTCGTTAAATGGGAAACCTTAAGAGAGCATTTTGGCGAGATGGACGAAATGGAAATATGGTATGATAAAGACGGCATATATCCGATTGAAGAGAAAGGCTAAACAAATGAAGCTTGTTACAGATAATAAAGAATTTATTTTTAAAGATAACAGAAGGCACAAAGAGAACAATATTTTATGGAAGTCATATGGAGAAGACGGTTATAGTTTAGCTTGTCCGTGGTTTATTTCTAATGCAATGCAATTAGTGCCAAATGCCCATGTTGTGACAACATCAAAAACTTGTTTACAAATAGCAGATGAGAAGAATTACAAAAGATGCTTTTCAATATATTTTGATGAAAAAACATTGTGGGTAGATATTGATTTTGACGATCCTTACTTATGGACTAAAAAGGATTACTTTGCCTTTGATGGATTTTGCCTAGACTATGGCTTAACTTTTGAAGAAAACTTGATTGATACAAATGAGTAATAAAGGCGAACTATTACAAACACTCTTGAAGATAGACGCATTGTTGGATCAAGCTATATATCAGGCTCATCAAGATTTAAAAGACGATCTAGAGCCTAGAGAATACGCTAAAGTAATTAGCAGCTTCGATTTTGAAACAACAAAGCTACTGATAGAGTCAGGCAAACTTTTAAGTAGAACATTAAAATAATAATAATCTTTCGTTGAATTAAACTTGACCCTGTTTTACAGGGTCTTTTTTTTGTGCGCCTTTGCCAAATTTAAAGCGCATAGAGTGCGCTAATTCTGCTACAAGGTGGTGGAACTCATCTAAAGGTATTACCCCTACCAGAGAACCCTTAGAATAGACCCTAAGACCATCTGGATATACAGCCCACCTTATCGGCTCTTTCTTATTTCCATCAGACGCCATTTTATAGCCTTTACTTGTTCATCACTCCATTCAGGCAGATTAACACCTAAAACACGCCTACGATTAGCAAAACCGTAAAGCTCCTCTTCAGTTGTAATACTTGCCAACTTATCCTCAAAGCTCTGCAAAGGTTTAATCTTACTTGTTCCATGCTCGAATGTCCTTGCAAGGCCTTTGCTTAACTTGTCTTTAATATAGTCTGAGTAATCCATACTAATTTTCCCTACATCATAATAATAATAATAATATTATAGAATAATATTATTATTATTAGTT